GGGCCTAGTAAGCCCACGATGGTTATCCCGATAACGGGACCCCGGGTAGATGACCTTAGAACAGGAAGTCGTCGTCGTCCCCGAACATTTCGTTCGGATCGTACTCCGCTTCTCGGTCTAAGTTTCCATCCATCCGTTCTACCAGTTCGGCAATGTACTTACCACGTCGGATCTTGTAAGGTATCCTGTCGGTTAAACCGGCAACGATATCCTTATAGGTCAGTATGGGTAAGAACTCGATTTCCGATACATTCAGTGGATTTCCTCTTTTGTTGAGTACTTCCACAGGGTAGAAATAGCCGTTACTATCGTATTCTACGGTAGAGGCGACTGTATCTACGTGGCTCTTAATCTGATTATACTTTTCAGTAAGAATCAAATTGAAGGCCAGTTTGTCCGGAATAGCGTAGCCAAGGAATTGTTCAAGTTCCGCCCTGTTTTCCTCTTGTAAGCTGTAAACAGCATACAATTGGTCTTCCGCCGTTGCTACCAGTCTGTCCCATTTGGTTTTCATCAAATATTGACGATTAACCTTTTGGACAAACTCGGGTATGAACTCGGTTAACCCGCTCACAAGCGGGCGCCTTGTTATACTCCAAACGTGGCAACAGTGACAAACATCAATAAAGGACTTATCGTGAATACGATAAACCTCTTTGATTCTTGAACAGGGGATGTCCTCCACACATACACTATGTGTGTCCAAATATTCTAGTAAAGTTACAATGTTCCATTTGGAACGTTTAAACTGAACTAGGACATTAGGAGCTATAGGGGAGATTTCCTTTCCATTGTGAAAGATTCGCTTAGCGAACTCGGCCGAATGGCCAGGTCCGATCTGCTCGTCTGCCACAATACTTTTCGCACCAGAAATTGGTACGTCAAGTAAGGAAATTATCTCTCTATAGCGATTTGCAACACCCGAGTCCCAGATAGCCACGTCATCGCCTAGAATGCGATACTTGTTAAATGGATACTTAGTATTCATTTGATAAGCCGCAAACTGGACAATGAAATGGTGACAGAGTGCAAAGGTAGCCCATGAGCTGTAAAGGCCCATAGGTTGCCCAACACTGTAAGTATATTGGGATCCTTCATATTGGAATGGAATGGATTGGACAAAGTCTGCCCAACCTTCTAAACCTTTATCAAGGAAATTCAAAACAAGCTGCTGCGGCTGAATGGGAAACCTATCAGTAGCAGTAGTAAGGTCATATGACCAAACGTCCGCGTTTATGGTTGCTTTACTAACAGCCATAGCCGCGTCCGATTGCTTATATGTACCATCTTGTGGAATTCTATTTAAGACAGAATAAACTGTCTTATGTAGACTCCGCAAGACGTTCTGAATCCAATAATTTCCAATTGCAACTAGCCTTGTCTTCGCACCCTTGTCAGGTACGAAAGCTAGGCGCCCAAGGTCGTGTTCAACGACTTCGGTTTTGCCTTTGAAAATATCATCGTGATCTTTGTAGAAATCTTGGTTCACCTTAATAATTTCTTCAATGTAATCCTCACGGAATACACTGTCGATCTTACTAAGACGAGCCAGGGTTTCTTCATCGATCGCCAATGATTGCTTACCACAATTCCCAATAGCGGGACCCGCTATGCCAGCTTTGCTGGTATAGTGGAGCCCATATTGGGCGTTGCGCGTTCTGGTTAGTTCATCTTGCCAAGTATATTTTATAAATCTCGCAAATCGCGAGCTTTGTAAGAAATACTCGAAAGCTGGACGAATCGTTTCGAATCCCTCGGCTCCCTTACTCGGATTCAGAATTGAATCTAAG